CAGGCCATTTGCAGTTTTGACAGCATTAGCGAACCTCACACCCAGAGCATCCTTTAGTGACAATATGGTTGTGTCATTGGTGTTTCTCTTGGCAAGGTAACCATTGTAGACATCCTTCAGGGAAGAGTGTGTGACATCAAAATTCCCGACCATCTCTTCTAACTCATCTAGGGACATCCTCAAGCTGGTGTCTTTGTCGGTTGACTCTAGAGCTGAGACCAACACTGAACCTTCATCAAGCCTTATTGTGGCCCTTGTCCTGCTGTGAGCTGGCTCAAGATACCTATCTAAGTAGTCATGGCCTGAACCTTCAGACATCGTCTTGGTTTTGAACCTATTTCTGACTGCGTTCATTGTATCATTGATAGACATGACACCGCCTGTGACAGGATATTCGCCATACCCAAACTCATGCTCAGTAAGTGCGTTTCTCTTCTCGACGGAGGCTTCATATTTGTAAAACTTATTGTAGTTGAATAAGCCATCTGCACTCTTGGGAGCATAATATGACAACTCATTCGTGGGCAGAGTGCTGGTTAACATCTCCAAATTCGTTGTCTCTCCTAAAGGTGTCACCATGGCATTTGACATGACCTCAGCATATAGGGACATGTCTATCTTTAGCTTGTCGAGTTTGATCGCAGTTGTGGACAGAGGGCCGAAACACATTGTGCATATGGGTTGTATAAGGGGTGCACCTCCGAATTCCACTGGCTTAGCTTTGGAACCAGGGTATTTCTCATAGAATGAATGTCTCCTCCACTGGTCCATAAACAAAGATAGATTGATGGCAGACAAGACATAAGACCCGTAGACACTACCCCCTTTCCTTATGTACTCAGCCCCCCTGGCCAGACTGCCTAAAGCATCATTATGGTAGTTGAGACCGTCACCACAATCGATAAGGGCACTCCTGAACTTCATGACAGGGGCCACAAGATGCCCATCGTGTATGTATATCGAGTTCACCTCCGCTTCTGATGATGACACAAAGCTCTTCGCTTTATTCCTTATGATGTTGTTGGCTGCCAAAGTGCCTGACCTGAACTCTACATACGTAGCCTGTGTGAAGCCTGAGTCGTGAACAGCAGTGGGCACAGTTAAGGAGCACAAGCTGTCATCTGAGGTGACAAATGACGTCAGCTCCATGCCGTATCTGTGGTTCAACACCATAGCTTGGAACCTACACACAGCTGCATGGCCTAAGGATGTGGTGCTGCCCAACAAACCTTGACCCATACCCATTGCCATTGTGACATGATGACTTGAATCATGAACATTGTACTCCATGTATTTGCCAAACGCTCTGCCATACATTGTTTTGTACTGATCCATAGATGTAGCCTTTCCAACTGACTTGTTGAACAACTTCAAGAGGCTCTCAGGCCATTTGTTCTTCTTGGCAGACATCAAACCCATTGTGTCTACGAACATGTTTCTAATGTGCTTGTTCTTAATCACAACAACCCCCAGATGAGCCAGCATGTTCATGAGCTGATTGGGACCCCACCTGCTCTGGTCATTGGTGTCAAATATGGTGTAACCTTGCTCTTTCCTTGTTTTCATCTTCTCATCAAGGAATGT